ATGTCCATCCCGATTCCCTATACGCTTAGCCAGGTGTGCAAAACAGCAGGCAAGAACCTGTCTGAGATTACTATTAGGTGTAGATATTGCTCAGGAGTGCTGTCTGTGCTAGAAATTTTACAGGTGGAGGAGGAGGCGGCAGAAACAAGGGACAGATTATATCCTGGCTTCTGGGCGCGCCAAAAAGGACAGGGCATCCAGTGGGTTAGCACCTGCGCAAAGTGCCGGCTATTTCTTACCAATGCGTGACAGGGACCCGACCGCTCTGCGACAGGCCGAGGAGCCTATGTGGCTACCAGATATAGAGGTAGTTATAGCCTTAGATAGTGATATTAGTAGTGATAGCGACGACGATGATAGTAACAGTACCACATCCACGGACCTGGACGATGCATTCGGATATGGCTGGACCTTTGACTGCGAAACCGGACGCATCCTCATCTGCTCCGAGCAAATGCAGCCCAGCGAAGATGAGGATGGCTCGGAGGCTTCTACAGTGCCCGCAGAGGACGCGTTATTACATGACATCGCCGTGTCCGGTTGGACCTGTGCTTACTGCGCATCCACCCTAACAGCAGGTGAAATTGACCTGCACGGGGCCTTGGACGAGGAGGAATGCAAAGGCCTGTGTAATACCTGCTATGTCGGTGGGCGCCTGGAGCACCTGTTCGACATTGACATTTAATGGAGTTTATATTAGACGAATGTGAGGAAAGCGGAGCAGAGGAGGAGGCAAGCGAGGGCGTGGACGACGAGGACACAGAAGCAGACACAGGAATTGGCAGCTATTCGCAGTTGTTTGCAGAGGACACTGACAATGGAGAAGGCTCCAGTGGTGAAGATTCCAACGCGCCTCACGACGGGCCAGCATCCCCCTGGCGTCCTGCACTGCTTGAAAGACAACGATCCGACAGTGATCGCGCTTGTATTTCACGACTGGCAGAGCTTTACGGAGGTAAAAGGCCTCGACCAAATACCCCCCCGAAAAGAAAATGATCAGCCTGACCGCGCGGCTGAGTCGCTCAGCCCCCGACTCTCAAGCCTGCTACTCAGTCCTCGGCGCGTTCCTGGGAAAGTGCGCAGATGTCTACAAGCTGAACTGTGTACGGGCGAAACAGCCAGTAATGCCGGACTTCGGCAAATGCCCATGCCAGATGGACAGGCGTCTGAAGCCGCTGATGGAACTAGCACAAGCGGTAGGGGAATACCTCCTGCAAAGGATGCCTCTAACAATCGTGGAACTGATAGTACCACAGAGCATGTTGTTCCACGACCTGTATGTCATGCTGGGACCAACCTTTCAGGACGAGCTAATGACAAGAGAACGGGTGCACGACCGTCTGTACATACTGCGACGAGCACGCCAAAGACGACACCAGCTCAGAAACAGACTCTTGGGGAAGAGTTACTTCAACGCTGCCTAGCGGCTAAAAATCAAAGAGTTACACAGCTGGCAGTCTTTAAAGAAGCCTACGGCGCCAGCTATACAGAGGTAACACGGACATTTAAATCTGACAAAACACAAAGCAACGAGTGGGTGTTCGTAATACTTGGATGTGCTACCGTAGTATATGAAGCTCTGCGTGAATGCCTGCAAGCGCACACAGATTTTTTACTCGTCGACTGCGACCCATGCCGCCGCCTCGGCTTGTTCTATTGCGGATTTCCTGTAAGCAAGAATAGAGACGGTGTCCGCAGACTCCTAAAACATTTCAATATTGACCACCCTAACGTGCCCCTCATGGATCCGCCTAATAAACGGTCTACGCTTGCCGCCCTGTTCTTCCAGAAATTGGTTCTGGTACATGGTGAAGTACCACAATGGTGTCGCGACATCACCGGTATGTCCCAATTAAGCGGTGATCAATTCGAACTTAGCAAAATGATACAGTGGGCCCTTGATAATAACTATAGCGACGAAGGGGCCATTTCCTTCCACTATGCTATACAGGCGGAGACCGACATGAATGCTCAGCTATGGTTAAAGAGCAATAGCCAAGCACGGTTCGTTCGTGACTGCGCTGCCATGGTCAGACATTACAAACGTGGACAGTTGCATGCAATGGACATGGAAGAATTCATCGCATCCCGTGTGAAGCACTTTGCTGATGCATCAGACGAAGGGTGGAAGCCAATCCTTGTGTTCCTCAGATTTCAACATGTGCCCCTGCCAGACTTCCTCCAAATGCTCCGTTACTGGTTAAAAGGCCGTCCAAAAAAATCAACTATTGCTATAGTAGGAGTACCAGATAGCGGCAAAAGCATGTTCTGCATGTCCCTTAATCAGTTTCTAGATGGTAGGGTGCTTAGCTTTAGTAACAGTAAATCCCACTTCTGGCTGCAACCTTTATCGGAAGCAAAAACAGCCCTAATAGACGACCTGACTAGGCCAGCATGGGACTACTTAGATATATATTTGCGAAACGCGCTGGACGGGAATCCTATATCAATTGATTGTAAACACCGAGCACCGATGCAAATAAAGTGTCCACCTCTGCTACTAACAAGCAATGTGGATCCGCGGGCGCCTGATAGTACGGGATGCGCGGGCTATAAATATCTAACAAACCGTATTGCGTTCATAACCTTTGGGCGCCCGATCCCGTTGCGGGACGGTGCGCCGCGATTCTTAATCGAACCAGGTGACTGGAAAGCATTTTTTGATAAATTCCAGGTAGAGCTCGACCTGACATTGCAGAAGTATGACTGTGGCGAACGAAGCCCAGCGTCGGAAGCTGGAGAGCCTGCAGGAGAGGGAAGCGGAGCTGTTGGAGATGGAGTCGCACACGATTGAGGACATCAGACAATATTGGCGGACCGTGAAAGAGGAGAACTTATTGTACTATGCAGCCCGTGTCCGTGGTATTACGGCCATAGGTCTGCAGCGGGTGCCCTCACGTCCGGTTGCAAGCAAGAATGCAAAGGATGCAATCCTTATGCAACTATTAGCTGAGAGCTTATCACAAACGCCGTACGGTTCCCTTACATGGTCCCTAGCTGACTTCTCCCCAACTGTATATAAGCAGGCCCCGGAGGGTCTGAAACGGGGTCCGCGCCATGTACGGGTCGAGTTCTGTAATGACCCGGATACGGAGACAGCGTATACCTATCATGAAACCATCTTGACCTATGACCACTTTACCCAGCAGTGGCTCACGGGGACCTGTGGGCAGGATGAGGAGGGGCTGTGGTATAGGCAAGAAGGTGACCGACACCCATACTACTATCTTAAGTGGAAGGACGAGGCAAATAGGTATTGTGGGAGCGGTCCGGAGACTTGGCGGGTTCTGGCAGGGCGGCGGGGACAGCGTGCTTCCACAACTACAGGATACACTGACCAGGCCGCCCCACCAGACCCGCCCGCGTCGTCCATCGGACCCCGCGTTGCGCCACCCGTTACCAGAGGCCGTTCGGCACGTACGCGGTCTAGGTCTACGCGTGGTATCGGAGGCGTTCGGCCGTCCGACGTCGGTAGACGCAAGACAACCGTCCGTGGACGGGGTCGTACACGGCTGCAGCAGCTGATCTTGGACGCGGAGGACCCTCCAGGGTTACTATTCGAGGGTAAGACCTCCCAATTAAAGACGATACGCCATAGAATAACTACCGGGCCGTATCCATATCATCGGGTTAGTACCACCTGGCACTGGGTGGGGCAGGCGACCGACCCCTCAAAGGTCCTTGTACTTTTCACAGGGACCGAGCAGAGAGACTCTTTCGTCGACACGTTTAAGACCGATGCGCCGGGTGTACGGGTGTATAATGTTAGTGTAACGGGCATTTAATATGTTGTACCATTATCGGATCTCGCTTCCTCGGCCACAATTAAAGCGTCGCCGCACGCATACGCACTTTAATCCCTATGGCCTCGCTCTGTTTTCCTATGTCCCCCCCGCCAGCCAGTTGGGGCTTGGCAGGCGCCGTAAACGCGCTGCTGCCGAGGACATCTGGCGATCATGCCAGATGGGGGGCGATTGCCCGCCTGATGTTTATAACCGGTTTACGCATAGCACCATTGCTGACCGGATTTTGACATGGGGCAGCTCTGGGGTATTTTTCGGCGACCTGGGCATAGTCCCGGAGGCTGGGGCACGGCCACCGGAGGGTCCTCATGTTCCTTGGCCTGGTCTTAATGCGGGTAGGGGGAATAGCACTACAGGATCCTTTATTCCGCATGAACGCCCGTTTCAGCTTCCTAATGCTAACGTTCCCGTAGAGGTTCAGCCTCAGCCGCCCGTGCGCATTGGCCCTGAGACTAGTACGACTATTGTCAACCCTGTCTTCGATGGGGAAGTGATATCCGTATCCTCGGGGGATAATGTTGTACTGGGCGAGCCGGTGCCCGTGCCGCCGGAGACGGCGCCAGGGGAGGCTTATACACCTGCTTCCACGGAATTCCCCGAACGAGATGCACGGGGAGATACATTTACATCTGATGTAACCGTGACAGGTGGATTACCTGCGGGACGCGTGCCGTTTGCACCTATGCGGCCCACACAGCCGAGCTCCGCCGGCCCATTTGAGACGGTAGAACTCGGTTTTATAAACCCGGGCTATATTGACGAACCTTCATTTCAGTTTGGTACAACTGATTTCGGAGGTTTCGAAGACACCTTCGAGGACACAGGTGACATAGGTGACCGTGACGACATACCCTTAGTAAGCACGCCCGAGGGTGCTGGCAGAGGGCCATCTAGGCAAGCCCGTACACGTGGTGCTCCACGTGGTAATCGAGTGTCCACACTGTATGTTGATAATCCCTTGTATGATGCTACAGTGGATACTATTTTTGACCGAGAGGCCTGGGAAGCAGACGAAGACTTTGATAGTCCCTTAGGCTCCCCTGAGGTGTTCGAACGGGGTAGGAGCCTTGTTTTAGGCCGTCTTGCACGTCTACGAGGTCAACTGCTTCGTAGTGGACGGCGGGTGCCCTATGTCCTTCGTTTGCTGCATGACATTAGCCCTATCCAGGCTCCAGAGGGCCCTAATGCTATCGAGCTTCGCAGCCTCACGCCAGTGGGATCTGCGGATACGGTTGTTATCAGCCCGTCCTTGCAGGAGACCTCTATCGGGTCTACCGTACCTTGGGACGGTTCCCCGTTAGGGGACTCCAGCGTTATATCTGTTGGACCAGACCCCGATGCTGCCTTTTATGAAGTAGATCTTGGAGAGCCATTTCCAGAAATGGAGATAATTGACGATGATCAGGTGGTAACACCTCCACCATATCCCTACTCGTCGGGGGATATTGTGTCCTCCGCGGGCTATATTGGGTCTGTACGACATCATACAACTGCCCGGGGTCCTACGGGTAGTACGGTAGGTGGCTTAACGCCTGTGCAACCTCAGCAGGTCCCGATTCGCCCTGGTCTACCCGGTGTGCTAGTAGGCTACAATGACTTTGCTAAGGACCCTTCTCTATACTGGTGGTTTATCCGCCGCCGTAGGGCACGTCGCTTTCACCCCTACTCTCGTTCTAGATGAGCGCTCCAGGTGTGATTCCAGCCCCCGCGGTCCCCGGTGCGGTTCCGGGCGCTGGCGGAGCCGTTCTGCCCCCTGCACTCTACATTCCCACTACGACCCAGCTCCCGACTTACTACTCGACAGACGACTTTGTAGAACCGACCGATTATGTGTACTCCTGCTCTACGGACAGACTATTGACTGTGGGACATCCTTACTTCGAGATAGCTGACAAAGATAAGGGTGGTGCAGCAGTCCCTAAGGTGTCGGGTAACCAGTATCGTGTGTTCCGGTGTAAACTGCCGGATCCCAATGGTCAGTTTCCCCTTCCTGACGGTCAAACCTTTGATAATGAAAAGTACCGTCTGGTATGGCAACTTATAGCATTAGAGGTTGGCCGTGGTCAGCCTCTAGGAATAGGCCTGTGTGCCGGTCCACTCTTTAATCGTGGCCGAGATGTAGAGAATCCGAATGCCCGAACGACACCCGAAGGGGGAGAGGAGGACAACCGCGTAAACATTGCAATGGACCCGAAGCAGAACCAGATGCTGATAGTGGGCTGCTCTCCGGCCTTTGGCGAGCACTGGACCTCGACTACACCATGTCCCGACGACACCCTCGACACCACCGGGCCGCCTATCGAACTAGTAACAACCGTTATCGAGGATGGTGATATGAGTGATATTGGCTTTGGTAACATGGACTTTGTGAATTTGGCCCGTAATAAATCGGACGTACCGTTGGAGTTGGTCAATGCGGTCAGCAAGTATCCGGATTGGTTGCGGATGAAGACCGATCCCTACGGTGACAGCTGTTTTTATTGTGTGCGTCGGGAGCAATTGTACTGCAGGCATATATGGCAACATTCAGGCAATGTGGGCGACCCGTTGCCAGAGAAGCTATATCCTACACAAACTCTGGCGTCCACAAATAACCTGTCTTTCATTAGTGTTCCATCAGGTTCAGTTGTTACGAGTGACACCCAACTTTTTAACCGTCCTTACTGGCTGGCAGAATCCCAGGGCCCTAATAATGGCGTATGTTGGGGTGACTCCTTATTCGTGACGGTGCTGGATAACACCCGCAGTGAAATCTTTAATATCAGTACTATTACAACTGGTGCCGAGTCAACAGAAGCAGATACATATAAACGGTCTAATTATAACGAGTACGTGCGACACGTGGAGGAGTTCAGTTTGGAGTTTTTGGTACGGCTGTGCAAGGTGCCCTTGCAGGCCGAGGTGCTCGCACATGTATATCGTATGTCCCCTACCATCCTTGACCGTTGGGGTATCACCGAGCTGCCTTACGGGCACCAGAGGCAGGAGGATCGCTATCATTTCCTGCACAATCAGGCCCATAGGTGCTTGCTGCCAGCCTCTCCTACGCCCACTGTACCTGTCGATCCCTGGGGTTCCTATCGGTTTTGGGACGTCGATTGTACTGGTCGTCTGTCCAGCGACCTCGGTCTTTCGCCTCTCGGACGGCGCTATCTTGCTTTACCATATCCACGCTATCCACGCTTAAAACGCGGCGCATCTGTATCTACTAGCGGCGCACAGAAAACCGCTAAGCGGCGCAGACGCTGACATATGAATAAACACTTTCGCTGCACCTTGTTTGCCCTTTCGTTATTACCCGTATAAGGCATATATCGAAACTACCAAATGGTTGTTCGATTTTATACGCTACCAATTGGTAGTTTTCTCAAACTACCGTTCGGTAGTTATGAGTCATTCTGCCAATTACTCAGCTACCGCTTGGTGGGGCCCGTTGACAGGTATACGATTCCTCTGACGGTTTCATTGGCCGTCCGCTTTGACATTGCGCCAGCCGCCACCGATTGGTAGTCCGCACCTTTTGTACAGGGATATTATTATATATTATATCGGCGTAGAGTATTTTAGCCTACCATTCGGCAGTTGCGGCCGGGTGCGGCGCAGAAGGGGGGCAGCTACCAATGGGAGGAAGGTGAACGCCTACCGGTTGGCAGATGAAACCAATAAAGAAGGGTCGGTAAGAAGGTAAGCCAAGA